CTCTCACGCCGGTAACAGGGGTTCGAGTCCCCTTGGGGTCACCAAGTAATTTCAGTTGCTTGCTGACTGTTTCAAAATTTTGGAATCGTCCTGAAGGACTTTCAAAGGACTTTTCTCGAAATCCGTTAAACCGGGAAGTGCTGCCAACACTTCTCGGTTTTCTTTTTTCAGCCGATGAATATACCGTTGAGTCGTTGCTAAGCTTGTGTGGCGAAGCATATATTGAATCTCAACGAGCGGAACATTTTGGGCTGCCAGGATTGAGGCAAACAAATGCCTGATCCCATGGAAGCCAAACGGCTTGACTCCTGCTTTCTTGCATAACCGCTTTAGCCAGTGCTGACGGTATTCATAGACCAAACTGCTAGGGCTGACGAAAACATTTTCCTGTGAGCCCGGCACCTTCTTCTTGTACCGCAAAAGCCATTCAATCAGGTCATCTTTGACGCTGACCCATTGAGAACGCCATTCACCGATTTTGTTTTTCCGCCAGGAAAGTCGAATTCTTTTCCCAAAGAAATCAACATCCGACCAGGTGAGGCGAAAAACCTCATCCCTTCGAGCTCCGGTTTGCAAATAACAGTAGAGCATCAGCCTATCCTGATCGTTGCCGATGATATTGAAGACTTTTAGAAAGTCTTCCATCGTTGGAACGTGCCGTTCATGACGCTCTGAGGCGAATTTCTCCACTTTGGAGAAAGGATTCATCTCTGGTAGATCAATAAACTTCACGCCCCAGGACCACGCTGCAGACAGATTCTTCCTGTCCTTATTGGCAGCGTTACCCGATCGAGAAACCGATTGCGCTTGTAGAGCCTTTTGGACCTGGTAAGCTGTCAGCAGTTTAACAGATTCTTTGGGTTGAATATCAGGGCAGGAAAAGAACTGGCGAAAAACCATTCTCTTTTCCTCAAAGGTTTTCCGGGTGAAACTTTGTTCTGAAAATTTCAAATACTCAGTCGCCCATTCGATCAAGGAGACCGTAGGGATCTTTGCACTTTCTTGCAGAGGAAACAACTCGGATTCCCAAAGCAATGCATCTTTCTTTGTGAGAAAGCTTTTTCGTTGCCTCTTGCCGTTGATTATCCGCTGGCCTGTCCAGGGAAATTTGTCCTTGTTCTTGTTGTAATTTCTGTACGCCATGATTCATAACCTCGTTTCGTGGAAAACGCCAAGAACGCGGCCCCAAGCGTACCCCCCCGATCTTATCCAGACCGTAGCGGAGCAAGACGCGCTTTTCAACTCGAAAATATTCACAGACCTCTTTCAATGTCATCATTTCAGGTATCATCTAGACTGTACCTCAATATGAACAGCCGTTACTTGCTAAACTCATCCCGCTAGCGTAGCCCGGAACTCATTACGTCTAGTAATGATCCGTTCTTTGAATGCCTGTTCATCTTCAAAAAATCTGTGAAGGTCCTCTTCGATTACGTCTTTGCAAAGATGCACGATTTTGTCTATATCGTCAGGCTCCACTTCGAGGGAAGCACAAACAGACATGAGGCAACCTCGTGCCATACTACGAAGAAGATCAATATCGCGATGTTTGGCGGGATGCATTCTCACAAGGCCAAACACTCCAGACCAGACCACAGCTTGGACCTTTGACCAAAATTCGGAAATCTTGGCTTTGCTCTGGTTGTGATTACGGTTGACAGAAGAATCAGAATGGCGGCTCCATTCTGTAGTCAGGTAAAGCCACAGGGACTTAAGAGACTGAACAAGATCGGAAACAGTATCAATCTTGAGATTATTGTCGGGATCAATAAACTCGCGTAAGCGAGGGCGGCGAATTTGATATTCAACGCGAGTAACGGGCAGTTCATCGTAGGATTTAACCCCCCATATTTCAGAAAAAATTTGTTGCTTATTGGTGGCGCGCTTACGTTTCAACTCGTTGACTTTATCGTAAATCCTAAGCATAAGACTACCCTTGCCCATGTGAACACCGGTGAAACGTCGATGCAGATAATGTGACCCAAAATCGAGGTCTGATTCCTCAGATTTGGAAAATTTTTCATACGGATCAAAAGACTGAGCCTTAATAATCCATTTATTTTGATTGCATATATCAGCCTGTTGTATATCAGTACCAACAAAGTCGGCAGCAAGATGCACCTCAGAAACACGTTCTTTGACAATCTTGCCACCATACAAAGAAAGGAAGGTTTTAACCCTTTCATAAATGGCGTGAAAACCAGGAGACCAACAAGAAAGAGAACCGATTTCAAGGCGACAATTAGGTATCTTGTCAGTAGGACGGCGACGGTTGAACAAAAGGGTAATGTCACCGGAGGTAAGACGATAGGAGTACATAGAAGTTCCAGATCGGTGCAAATTCCAATCAAAACCGTTTTCCTTGAAAACCGGAATAACGGCCTGATTATCGGTGTCCTGCACCTTTTTTTTCATAAAATCGAGAATTTCAAGAAAATTACCGAAGTTTGTATCCCATTCAACCCACTCAGAGACTTTCAAAAAATCGAGACTTCTTACAACGGCCTGACGCGGAAAACCGTCCTCTACTACTGGAACACCACTTGTCAATCTGGCTTGTGGCTCGGAGGCAGCGGAAGACCTTTCCTGAGAAACAAAGATCGACCGGGCATCCTTGTGCAGCATTAACGGATACTGGTGGTTATAACGGTAATCGGACAAAGGAATGTCTTTGAATGGATCACGCCCAGGAGCAGGAAGAGGACAATCAAAATGAAAGCCATTGATGATGGCCCGGAGCTTGCGGGAAAGAAAAGAGGACCTGCGATACACGGAAGACCAGCCACAGAACGGGCAAGTTGCTTCAATGGTATCAGCGCCGGTTATCTGCAAGCCGCCACCACATTCCGGGCAGGTTTGGCGGGACAGATTATCAAGAACGTGTTCGGCGCGGTGGGGATGGTTGAGAGGAATGATTTCTTTCATGGGTCAATCCTTTCAGGAAAAGGTGAAACGAAATCGGGAAAAAGTAACCCTTGCCTGGGATGATCCGGCAAAGGGCGTTTTTCTTTTTCCCTTAAAATTCGATAAGTCAAACGGGCTTTTTTTTTCTCATCCATGCGACAGAAATGCTTTTTCATAGCGACAACCTTTTTAGAATTTGAATCAATGCTCTTACCCCAGGAAACGAACCGGAGCTGATATTTGCGATCGCAGACCGAGCAAAGGCCAAAGGCAGGCGACAAACGGTCCATTGGAGTTTCCTGGCCACAATCAGCACACAAAATAAAATCAGGTGCCATGATGAATCCTTGTTTCAGGGGACGGGTTGCACCCGTTATCCCCACAATGGCCCTGCAAAAATCAAGGAAAACAAACTCCTTGATTTTCACAGCGACCATCATGGGGAGCGTTTATGACGGTGGAGTGCTACACTTTGTTTTGATTGATAAAATTCTAAAAAGAGAAGGCTAAAACCAAGGCAGAAGCACAGAAGAAAGAGGCAATGAAAAGGAAGTTGTTGAAGGCATTCATGTAAGACACCTATTTTGATTTGCGTAAAGGCAGATAAAGAGCATCTTTCCAAACACCAGTGACTGGTCGACCGAAATGAAGAACTAGGGAAGGATTGATATGAGCCTGCATATACTCTGCACCGGCTTGCCATCGTTTAGCTTCATCCGTGCCTTTACCGGGGCCACGAACGGCAACAACAGAACGGGGACCAATATAGCGGGATGACATGTGAAAAGTTGGTTCAAGCCCCCATTGCAAAACAGGGACAACGGTAACGCCGTAATGCATCCAATAGAGCGCGAGGAGGTTGGACCGGTACACTTGATAGAGAGCAATTTCTAAAGGGTAGTGGGTTTCAATGGTAAAATCGGGAGCGGTTAGGGTGCCGATACAAATCGCCTTTGCAAGCCCCTGGCCGTGACGTCTCCAAAGGTGTTCAAGACGCCAGTCATCAACAAAACAATGTCGGGCATCAAACTGGCCACCGGAACCAAAGCGACCCCAGGAAAGACTTTCCCAATGCGCAGAATTCAAGTTGCAGCGGATAAGAAAATTTGAATAGTTGTCCAAAGGCGGCAATTCCATCTTATAGCGGTAGCTCATGATTACTTCATTTCCCAAGCAGGCCGTTGGCCGTAGCGCCGTTCAAACTCATTGGCACAGGCGAAATTAAGAGCTTCTTTGCTGTAATCAGTAATAGGTTTGTTGCCGTAACGATTCGGCCAATCTAAAGACATTTTGCCATACCCTTCGAGCCGGGAATCGGATAACTCAGAAACCCATGACCAACGATCTTTTGTTTTTTGTTCCCGACCTCTTCCGCCCATGACGTACCTCGTTTTGTTCAGCCGCACCTTGCTAAAGAATGGGAAAAGATCAGTGCTTATAGAAATACATCTGCAACTTTCGATACAGTGGCCCGAGTTTTGGAACAATGACGAAAACAATAAATGGTATTAGGAAAAGAAAAGAAATGTGCCAAGCGGACATAATTACACCTCTTATGCAATAAGTTTTACAAATCTGAGAATAAAACCATAAGTAAATTTAAAAATTAAAGCTGAAATAAAAAATGTAATGCAAGTAATTAATACATCAACGGGAAAAATCCAATTAATCCAGCAAATAGCTTGATGCGGTGTATCAAACTGATTAACAAGATCAAGACCAATTGACATGGATGGAAAAATCGACGCTAAAAATTTTACAAGAAAAGCAATAAGACCAAGAATAAGATTAATAATTGTAATGAGTAAATCTAAAAAGAAATCGCCAATAGCTATAAAAAATGATTTAATCCAAGACCAAAGTATATCAACTAGCTGTTGCAACTGTTGCATAAAATTCTCCAATTAATCAAATAGATTAATGACCATTTTAATAGTCATGAAAAGACAGATAAGAGAGAAAAAGAACTTCATTATATTTGCAACAGAAGCAAAAGGGCCAAAAGAAATAACAATTGGTTCAGAGCTTAATGAATTGTGAAAATCTATGACAATACGGGGAGGATATTCGCAACCAGAGCCACGCAAGAGATTCAAACCGCTTACAAGCATATTTGGACCCTGGACAATAAAAGTATTATCAAAATCATGAACAGCATCAATTACTTGCTGATAATTGACACGAGAAGCTAAGCCATTAGAAAGGTCATTCTTCTTTGTGTACATATCGCCAGATGGAGCAACAAGAGGCTCGCTAGATGTATTGCCAGATGAATCACCCGCTCCAGAAATACGGGTTGTAGTAGAAGATTGTCCAGTTTGGACACCTGAAGAATCGTAATATGTGATAGTCTGGTTTTTATAAATGTAGTGGTCTGTTTGGTTTTCGTAGGTGCTTGTCCGGGTTACAGCTTTAGAACCATCTTGGTTGATTGTTTCGGTTTGATCGATATCAACAGGCGGTTTTTCTTGTCCGCTCGGTGGTTGAGGCATGGGATCAGAAGCGCAAGTTCCTGAACACGTTTGGTTATCCCAAGAAGATATACCCATGAAACCGCCGCAACGGGTTACCAAGGCATTCCATTCGTTTTGACAAGAATCTGCAGTACAAGAACCTGTGCACGTTTCAAAATTGAATGATTGCACGTTAAGGCTGCCACCGCATTGCGTAATGATATCTTTCAACTGGTCAGAACATCTTGTAGGAGGAGTCGGCAAAATATCACTCAAACCTGGTTCATCTGTACATTTCTGTCCGGTATAGGTGTATTTAACGCTTGAAACGCAGGAAGAATTAATACAATCTTCCCAAAGAACTTCTGTTGTTTGCTGGCAATTATCATAACAAGAATTTTGTGCTGAATATGTCTCTCCAACATTGTGTTGAATGAGTTTGTAATTGACTTGATCCTTTTTTTCTGAACATGGATTAGGGCAACCATTAGGTAATACTTCTGATATTGTCTGCCCGAAAGGAACTTCAGTACCTAATGCTTTTAACTTCGCATAAACGGAATTATAATTCTCAAGAATAGTTCTTGGAGTATAGATTGCATAATTAATCCATGACGAACCATTCCAATAAAAAAGTTTTACTGTTAAGTTACCCCATGTACCAGCAGGCTTGTTGAAAACATATGAACCAAGAATAGCCTCGCCGCAGCTATTGATATCTAAAGGATAGGCTGAATAAGTTATTGTACCCGGAATGTATTGTTGTTGAAATACAATGCACTGAGGATTTGTAGGGCAAACAGCATGTGAAGTTGTTGCAAAGAAAAGGGCCAGACAGCCCAGGAAGAAAAATCCGACCCTGATCATAAAGACACCTTACCTATTTACAGAACCAGAGTTGACCGCCAGGGGAACAAATGCCTCATCACCGCATTGGCACCGGTACCGCTGCGACTCAGGATTGAAGCCCGGCCCGAGGCAGAGGAAGCGGAACATGCCGTCACGGGAGGCACAGGATTTTTCACAGGCAGAAAGGTATTCCCGGCAGGGTTTGCCCGGTTCCGGAGCCCGGCCAATGATGGCGCCAGGGGCGGAGGATGGAAAACCGCCGTTGTCCCCTTTGTAATGTTCGCTGGCGAGACAAATCGATCCGGGAAAAAACAGGGTAAGCAGCAAAAGAGAAAGCAAACTAGGCATGGCAAACCTCTGGAAAAATACGATCAAAATAGGAATACACAGAAGCTGAAGCGGTAATGGCCCTGTATTTTTCTCTAATTTTTTGAAGTTCTGTTTTGTAGTAATCTTGAGGATGAAGACCAAGAGGTTCAAGGCCGTACTCTTCTTCAAGAGCATCATCCTTGAAAAGCTTGAACGAGTCGTACAAGTCGCAGGTGTTATAGTCGAGACGGTAGGAATAGCGTTCTTCGGTCATGCCCTTGAACGTTCCTTCACCGGCGACAATGGATTGAGTTTTAAAACAGGGTTTTTTGTAAAAGAGGGCGAGGGGAAACCCAAAAAATTTACGTTTCTGCATGTTCCGGCACCAGGTGACGAGATCGACCTTGCCGCGAATTTGCTTGTCAATATCCTCAGAGTTATGGGTCATGAAAATTGCTTGAATCTTGAGCTTTCGGATATTGATGAAATATTCTATGAAACGATTGTTGCGAGCTTTTTGGAAATCACGCGCATTGAAGTACAGGCTCGCTTCATCAAAAACTTGCAAGCCCCAATCTTCGCGGGTTTGCGCCTGTTTGCCGGTGGCGAGCTGGGCAACCTTATCGCCAAACTCATAGCAGGATTCAACGGAGCCAAAACGGAAGGCCCGATTGTAGTATTCAACAGCGGTATCGAAAACATTCTGATCCGATGCATAAGGCGGAAGAATCCGAGATGCGTACTTGATAGCCCAATCGTCAACCAAAGGATAATTGAGGCCGATAACACCACCCCGGCGAAGGAACTTGAAAGCGATCGAATTGACGATTGCCGATTTGCCGTTACCCATTGCACCGCAGAACATTTCAATAACTGCCATGACTCACCTGAATGAGGAAAAGCGAGAAAAGAAACGTAAGGCGGCAATCACTGCGAAGAATGCGGCGATAACACCAAAGACACCCCCCGCAGCGATTGCCAGCCAACCGCCTGCGGCCTGGTACATATCAAAGTATGATATGACAGGCAGCCCCATGCTTAGCGCCCCGAAATAAGACGGCTGAACATGGCCAGACCTACCTGGACACCCTTGATGGAACCGTAGATGCCCATACCGCCGGTAATGGCGAGGGTGATCATCTCGGTTACACCGGCAGCAGCAGCGGTGAACATTGCAGAAGTCAGCATAATAGCCTCCTGGTTGAGGTTAACGGTTTAAGGATGCGGAAAAAGCCATCCCGTTATTGCCAGACAATGAATTTCAGCAAGGTGAACACCAGGTGGAGCCCGAGAGCTGAAATCCAAATAAGCAGACCAACGCCGAATGAAGAGCCGAAAATTGCGATGAAATCAAATTCCGTCATCGGCCAATCCTGATTTGTATGGTTGAGGCAATAATACCGGCAGCAGACAAACCGGCATTGACAGCCAAAAGGGTTGCCAGCCAATAACCAATTGCTCTTAACTCTTCGAGATGCCCAAAGAGTGCTTGAACATCGTCAGGCGTCATGCCAAACTAAAACCAACAATCCGGCCTTCGTAAAACGAAGGGATTATTTTGACTTTGACCGGCTCGAAGTCCTTGTATGGACTCAGATCGGTTCCGTTTGGGACTTCGACCTGTAAGGAAGAAGTAGCGCCTGGGAGATTCACAAGGAGTTGTGTGACGACCTCGCCGGTTTTGGTGCGGGTATAATGGCGAAAACCGTTACAGATGCCCACGGCGAACAGGCCGTAGTTGTTGCGTTGCTCAGGAACTTTGTCAGACATTTCGTTACCTCAGGAATAGGATAGAGTTGGGATGGAAGTTGCTTGTTGTTGGCCGAAAGTGCCGATGCCCCCGCCCTGTCCACGCATGGCCAGGGCGGGGGCATCGGCAAAACAGAGATCGATGAAAGAGTGACAGTGAGGACATGCAAGGGTTTCAACAGATTGACCGTTTTTGCAGAAACGAATTATCTGGTACCGCTCCTTGCAACTGCCACAAATAATTGCAGCGGACTGATAGAGAGGAAATTTTTCGGGTGCAGGAAAAGCCTGTATGTATTGCTCAGTCAATTTTGGCCTCAATTCGCAGGAGTTCCTGATATTCTTTCTTTAAAGAAGGAAGCATTTTTACGTGAAAACGAATGAGGAATTGAAACAATTGCAGGTAGGCGACCAAACCAACGCCCAAAAAGAGAACAAAAAGGAGAAAAATAACAATCGTATCGTAAATAGACATGAAGGCACCGTTACTGATTAAAGTTTAACGAGTTTGTTCAGTTCATTGGTGAAAGCAATATGAATGAAATTGCAGAAAAGCCCTGCTTGGTCATGAGGAACAACAAAATTGCCGTCAAGGGTCCGAATGGCAAAACCCTTGGCCATGGATGGAAGCAAAAAAGCGAGAGCGAATTTTAGGGAATCGACGGTTTTTTGGTCCAGATCGTGACGAAAGGTGTCCATAACTGTCTCTTGGTCAAAATTGAATTTGTGATATAGTTAAGTAGTTCGATTTCGATAATAGATTATCAAAACCAAATATAATGTCAAACAAAAAAATCGTTTTTGATAATTTTTTGACAATCTGTGAAAGGTTGAAAAAAGAATTATCCATTAAAACAGATAAGCAACTGCTTGAAATAATTGATACAACTCAACCAACTTTCAGCAGGAGAAAAATAGAAAATAATTTTTCTATCGAATGGGCTTATTCGATTTCGATAAAAAAAGACCTGCAAATAAAATGGATAATGACCGGGGAAGGCCTGAAAAGAATCGGGGAAAGAAAAGCAATAAGAAAAATAGCCTTATTGGATGAAATAGAAAGCTGGCTTAATGAATTAATGGAAAAAGACCCATCTAGAGAAGCCTGGTTCGGACATCAATTCAGGGACAGTTTCAAAAGTTTTGCTAAATGGGAAGAAAAAAAGAACATGTTGGAAGGTGATGGCGACAATTATCCATCGTCCAAGGTAGCATAATCAAATTTCAATAAAAGCAAATAATTCTAATAATATATCTCAACTAGAAAAATTCGTTAGGGCACAAGGGTTTTCATTCATGGACACATCATTAAAAAAACTCAATGAGAATCAAGAAAAAATATCTGAACGAAAAAGGAGAAGAAAACTTGCAGAAATGGGTAATCCCGCTTGGGCCATAACCTGGCGCGTACTTCTTATTTGCGCTGCTATTGATTTGCCAATTTGGGCATACTTCAATTTCGTGAAAGGTGTATCTCTGTGGGACGGCCTCATACAAACAAGAAAAGAAATTCAAGCGAGAATCAACCCGCCAAAAGAAGTGAAGATCAACCCGCCAAAAATTGCCGTCCCGAGCTCGTTTAGCATTGCCGAGATTAATCGGGCGCAACTTATTAAGAATAGCTCATCCCCTATTATTATTTATAGCTGGAAAAAAGAAGACGGATACAGGGGCTATTCAAACATAGGATTTCCGAAAGATGAAAATTACACCGATCCACAAATATTATGGCGGTGAAAAACATGAAGGACTTTTGAAGGATTTTTAAGGAAAAAAATAGGGTTCAAAAAAGAATGGAAAGGATGTTAAAACCAAGGAAAACAGTAATATAGATCAGGGAGGCATGCTGTTTTCCGAACTCTCACGCCGGTAACAGGGGTTCGAGTCCCCTTGGGGTCACCAAGTAA